ATTGTGTCTAAGTTTTTCTTTTAATGGTTTAGAAATTAATTTAGGAATTGTTTCTATCTCAATATTGTTTTGCTCGCAATAATTTATAATTCCTTCAATGTAATCGCAATTATTTTCATGGACATATTTTTCAATGTCCAGTGCAAACTTTTCAGGAGATAAAAATTTTGTTTTTATAATTTCATCTACAGTAGTTGTATTGATCATTTTGTATTTTCTTTTACGAAATGTTTGATGTATCTTACCAGAAGTTTGATGTATTTTGCAAGGTCTCTCTCCTCATAAACTACAAGTTCTCCATTTTCACAAGCCATAATTATAACTAATTTTTTTGCTTGAATGCCTGTGAGTTCATAAAGCATACATGCATATGCAGTTGCTTGTACAAAATAGTTTTCAATCCACTCACGAGGTTTTGGTTTTTTAGAAGACTTGTAATCTATAATAGAAATTTCACCGTCGAATTCTGCTATTGTATCAGCAGTTCCTGCAATACCAAGATATTTACTATAAAGACCTATTTCAATTCCATAGATCTTTCCAATTCTATCCAGAGCAGGTTTTATGATATTGAACAAATTAGTTGCAATTTCTGTGGTGTCTTTAGGCAAATCCTCATTTGAAATATAATGTTCAACTAAGGTGTGCATATCAGTTCCACGAGTAGTTGCTGCTTTTGTAATGCGATCAGCTTCAGCATTTCCTACTCGTCTTCTCCAATTTTCAAAAATCAAACGATTATAGAAACTAGTAACAGATGTAATAGAAACTAAACGAAGAAGATCATCTTCGTCTGGAACTTTATAATATCTAACTCCATCAATCATCTCCCTCTCTAATGGAAGGAGATCTAATTTAACATGTTCAAATTTCACAATCCAAGTTCTCTTTTTGCTAAAATAAATTCTTTCACTAGACCGGAACGTACAATATCTTCTACTCCGAATTCAACAATATCCACTGATGGCATAATTTGCAAAACTCGAATAAAATCGTGGATTCCGTTCTTTTCGTTTGTTTTAATTAAATCACTTTGCTCAGCATCACCACTAAACATAATCTTACAGTTTTCACCAACTCTAGTAATTAGTGAAGACAATTCATGGAAATTACAGTTTTGCATCTCATCAATAATAAGAATGCAATTATCAAAAGTAGTTCCACGTAAGAATGATGTGCTCCAAAAACTGATAGTCTCTTGTGCTTTCAAATTTCCATAAAGCATTTCAAAATCTGCTTCAGATGGAAGTTGGAACATGTATTTTACCATATTCTTATATGGTATTTCAAACAATTCGGATTTATCTTCATGCGATCCTGGAAGAAATCCGATTTCACGAGTTTGAACCAGAGATCTTATGATATAAATTTTATCATAAGATGAAACTTCATTTAAAACTTCTCTTAGTGCTTTGTAAAGAAGAACAAATGTTTTTCCACTACCAGGAACACCATGTGCAACTATATGTTTACCCTCATCGTAAGAAGAAAATAATCTTTTTTGATTATCAGTCAATGGTTCAATATCTAAAAGCAAATCCAAATTAATTGGTTTTTTTCTTTTCATTTGCTTTGCAGTCATACCAGATCCGATTCCAGTATAATCACCACTAGTTCTTTTTCTTCTTGCCATAAAATTTTTATCCAATTGGTTTTACTTTTGATCCAGGAACCTGAGAAACTTTACTTAGAACATCATTCCATCCAGGTTTGGATTTAACTAATTTATCTTTCCATTCTCCAACTTCACCTGGAGTTGCACATCCTTCAGACCAATCCCTCTTCCATTCAGGATTCTCTGAATACCATTGCATAATATCATTGACACTCATCTCAATGACTTTTTTTTCACCTGTTTCTTTATGAATTATTGGATAAATTGCCAAATTCATTCCTCCATAGTACGTAAGGATATTTATTCAATGCAAATGGATGGTGCATCATCACATTCAACACAATTTATGCACTCATCCATATCTGGATTTTCTTTAAGAAATCCTTGAAATTCTTCTTTGGTCATAAGAATTTTAAAAACATGACCAGTAAGAGTATCTTTAATACAATAAGATTTCATATGATTTAATTCAAATAAACTTTATTTATGGAGAAAGTCTTGCTTTATGAAGTCTCTTTTCTTCATAATAATCCCATACATTAGGTGCCCATCTTTTAAGAATAGGTGCAATTTGTTCAGTAAGTGCTTGAATCTCAAGTTGAGCATCTAGTTTTGCTCTAAGATCCATTAGGTGAAGAGCAGATCTGAGATTAAATGATACTACAAAATTTTGTCGGATTGCTTGTGCAAGATAATCACGAATGTGCTCTTCGCACATACCCTTTTCATACTTTACAGCATACCTTTTACAACCCTCTAAAATCCAATTAAGTTCATCATGATAATCTTCTTCTGTCCAATCATATTTTTTACCATAACGATTTACATAAAACCCAGGAGGACGAACGTAAAAAACATCTTCAGTATTAAGTTCCCCACTTGCAACTTTTACAACTCTTTTTCCAGTATAACGTTGTGATTGAACATCAAAACTTACTCCCACTCTGTGAGTCCTTGCTTGCATCGCAACGTTATGGACATACCCAGAGACCGAAACGGTAATGCCAGGGTGCTCCAGAGGTCCCCAGTGACCCTTATCATTCGATAGGAGACGTTCTACAATCCATTTGCCACACCCAGATGAATTTGGAATGTCTTGAGTATGAATAGGTGTCTCAGAGTAATCACACTTTGCTGCCTGATAAATGACTTGTTCTGGAATTGGATAGCATTGTAGCATTACTACTTCCAAATTTTTATCAAGTTCAAGAAGATCTTTTGCTTTAATTGGTTTCATTTTGTTCCAAATCCTTTACTAGTTTTTTTCTTATTTTCTTTCAGAAGACTTTCAATATTAATCATTTCCTTTTTCATGTACGAAAGTTCTTCATCACTATAAAGATGATCTTGCTTCAATGCTTTTTTGATCATCTTCAATATTGCCTTTTCTCTCATTTTTAATTACTCATCGAAGATTTCATCATAGTCCATAATAGAAGAATCTACAACATAATTATCTTTTACAGTTGTTTTATCTTCAATCATTTCAAGTTTTAATTGGTTAAGTAACAACTCCATATTTTTTATAATGAGTTTTATACGTTCTTTATCCATAAATAAATGTTTTTTTAATTTTACATAAAAAAAGGGGGGAAGTCAAGTCCCCCTTCATATTATTTTGCTGCTAACAAAGTAGCAAGAGATGCTTGATGACGACGTTCTTCTTTTTGTTTTTGTTCTTTAATCAATTGAAGTACATTAATAGTTTTAATCATTTATGTCCCTCCTTTACAAACTTAACCCCACGATAGGTCTCGTTGTATTGTTGAGGTTGTTGCATCATTTGTTGTTGATACTCAAGACGTTTTTGGGTATCATACTCGACACCACGATAAACTACTTTAGACATTAGGGTTGCTCCTTTACTTTTTAAGGTTAGGTGGCGTTCCTTCCGTCGGCTTTTGCGTCCCTTAGTAGGATGAACGACCTACTCTTTTTCCACAATAGGTATAGAAAAACATAGGCATTCCGTTCCGAGTCGGCGTACTTCCGTCCTATTTAATTTTAGCACTTTTGAATAAAATCCTTTCGGAGTTCTAATAGCAATCGGTCTTCTGTTCTTTGATTAACTACATCGTCGTTTTTAACGATGTCCATTAGTTCCCACACAGTATCACAACTAAGTTTAACTGCATATTCAGTTGCAGTTAGTTGTGAAGTAGAAAAAGAAAGAAATGGAACCCATGCTAAAAGCAAAAGTGCTTTAGCCATAGGATGAACGATAATTGCAGTATACTACCTACAATATATCTAGTCAATTATTTTGTAACAAATTTATTTTTTCTTTTTATTTTCTTTTACTTGATATCCGTATGTTTTAGGATTTACCGTACCAGAAGTCCAATCAATGCTTTTTACATTTCTATAATTATCATAATAATAATCAAAAATTTCTACTCTAGATCCAGATTGCACAATATCATAAACAGGATGTTGAGCATCATCTAGATATGAAACTAAGTATGAATTTCTAGGTAACTCTTTATTTTTTGCGTAGGTTGGATCGCAATCTCTGTGAATAATGTTCATTTAAATTTTATCTATTAACTTCCCATGTAATATCAGGATAGGCTTCAGATACAATTTCTTTTGTAATGTTATACTTAGATTGTAATTTTTTATCTTTAACTAGACACATGATCTCTGCATCCAATGGATGTAAACCTTCTAGCATTTGAATAAACATACTTTCACGACGAAGTTTAGGAACTCCTGCATTTCCAGGAACACCATTCTTAGACATTACAAAATTAATTAGTTTTTCATATTCAGTTCTTAATGTTGTATGTCCTGTTCTAATTTTTTCAGTATAGCTTACAGAAGAACTTTTTTCTACTTCCATTTTTTCAACTTCTTTTCCAATCCTTTCTGAAATTGATCCAGTTTTTACTAGATCATCAGAAACTGTTCCATATGGAACTTCACCTTCAGGTAACATGGAAATTACATTATCATCAAAATTCCAAATAAAAATAGCCTTCAATGAAGGATGTTCATGTTCTTTAAGAATTTGAACTTTTTTTGCATTCGTTCTTTGCTTACTTACCAATTGAAAAACTTCAAAAACAAAAGGATTATTTGGAAGTTTTTCAATTTTATCTACTGTTGCTTTTGTAGTAGTACTAGTTTTTTTTCTAGTTGTTGTAGAAGTCATAATTGTTTCAATTCATTTGTACTATCTAGTCTAACTCAATCGTCATCATCGTCATCATCTTCATTCTCAAAATATCCATTTTCAAATCTTACTGCAAGTATTTCATCTGGCATGACGTTTCCATTTTCATCAAACATCTCAGGGTGCATGAAAATTCTTTGAGGTTGCGTCTCGTAGGAGTGTGTCTTTGCTAACCAGCCAATTACCGACCCTACACATAAAAACAAAATACTAATTAAACAAAAAATAGTGAGTTCTGCTGCTAACATCTTTTTTCTCCTGAGATGTTGGTTTTTCTTTTAATAAAGAATTCTATTTGAAAATTAAATTCCCATCTTAAAATAGAAAATTTTTTTTTCAAACTAAATTTCTTACTTTTATTTTGTTCCCTTTTAGTTTTCTCCCTATGAAGCAGTAGTTCGACTCCACGATTTCTTTCGTGAATACTATTATTTAGATCTATCATCAAAGAAGATTATTTTCTTGCAGATATTTAACCGTATCTACACATCCACCAAGATGCTCAGTATCGTTCATAATAATTTGTGGGAAAGTAGATCCTTGTCCAAATTCTGCATAAAACTCTTCTGCAGTAAAATCTGTACCCAATTCATAACAAATTACAGGAGTTCCTCTCTTAATACTTAAATCTCCAAGAACCATTTTAATTTTGTCACAGAATGGACATCCAAGTTTTGAATAAATTGTAAAATTCATAGTAATTTTAAATTGCTGTATTGTTTTTACGTGGTCTATAAACTCTCAATTCTTGTTTAGAAAGTTGAGTCCTCCATTCTACTATATCACTGTATCTTTGCAATGTAAAGAACTCCTGTCTGCGAAACCAAGTTTCCCAATTTTCATGTGCTTTAGATCGATTACACTTTTCACATGCACATATAACATTCGTTAAATGATCAGTTCCACCTTTAGATTGTGGAATTATATGATCCATTGTTAAATTTTCATCAGATTTACAATAAGCACATTTGTACTCCCATTTTTCTTTAATTGAATTTTTCCATAATCTTCTAGATTCAGATGTTGAAGAAGTTTCAAGATTATACAAATAATCTTCTGAAGAATTGTAGAGTTGCATTCTTTATTATAGAACTTGTAATATCTAGTGAGATTTTTTAGTAGTATTTTTCCTTTTACATGCATCTCTTGCCCAAGCACGAGAAAGACTATTCACATACGAACAGGATGTATTATCTTTCCCACAATATGGACATTTAGAATCTGGTGGATCTGAAAGATATCCTTCAGGTGTATACATCCTTTTCTTCTTTTGATTCTCTGCTTGTTTTTTCTTTCTGTGATTCATATAATCACAGGTTCCCCTTGACCTTCGGGAAGTTTGATCTGAGATAATTGCCTTCCAAATGCCATAGATTCTTCTATTTCCAGAGATCCACCAAAACCACTAGTCTTGTTTACTACAATTTCTGTTGTTGGAAGTGCTTTTGGAATTTCAATATCAATAACATCACTCATCAACATTTTATTTACTCTATACTCACGATTTTGTGGATCCATGGAGATCAACATCCTTGCATCTTCCCTAGTACCACAATCTGCAATTTTTTTTCCAGTTCTTTTGTGAAATACTGAAAAATACTCTTCGTTATACTTTTTCATTTTTTAAAATCTTTTGATTACTATAGGTTTTTATGGGAATCCTGTAAAGTCCAGGCCAAGTATCACGGATAATTTCTGAAAGTTTATTCGGTGTAGTAGATGATATCATACTAATATAAAATTAGACTTACGTTGTTGAGATAATAGCATTAGAATTTTAGGATCTTTTGCACTCTTTTTTACAGATTCATAATAATCATAATATCCATTATGGAGAATAATTGCATCTTTCAATGATCCAGTTTGGTTTTGCAAACGTCGAAGTTTACTTGACAATAACCAAACTGTTACTTCATCGTCATCCAATAGTTCTTTTTTTGGAGGAAGTCCTTGTATTACCAATTCATTTATCCCCAATTGTGCAACTCCAAAAGTTTTTAAATCTACTGGTTTGCGGTGAATAATCTCTTCATAAAGAATTGCAGAAATTACATTTTCTGGAATATTAAATTGTTTACTAGAAACTTTAATGTATGGAATTAGAGTTTCTAGTTTCCTATAAGCAAATTCTCTAGTCACAGGGACATTTGATACAACCTTACTAATCACTGTTGGAGTGATTGTTCGGTCTTTTACTCCATAATTACTAAGAGTTTTATTTTGACTCTTAATTGGAATAAAAGAAAAAATTATAATACTCAATAAAAAAAGTCTTTTCATAAATCTTGAAGTATGGACAGTATGAACATAAAAATTCCGAAGAGTTGAAATAGGACTAAGATGAGTAACATTTTAATCTTTTACTAGTAATTTGAATTTATCTAACGTGATGTCCACCGAACATATATCTCATACCATTAAGGATTTTAGATCCGAATGAACCGAGATTTCGAGAGTTAAATCTTTCAAATAGTGCCGTGGTAATAACAGGAGCAGGAACTCCAAGATCGACAGCAGCAGAAACAGTCCAACGTCCCTCACCACTATCAGATACCCCACCAGAGAACTTTTTAAGATCACCATCCTTGCGTAGTACATCCGCAGTAAGATCAAGTAACCAAGAACCAACTACACTACCACGACGCCATAATTCAGCAACCTCTGCAACATTGATATCATAACAGTAACTTTCAGGATCTGCCATAGGTGCAACTTCAGCATCACCTTCTTTAATGTATTGAGATCCATTATTTGCATTCTTGAGAATATTGAATCCTTCGGCATATGCCTGCATCATTCCATATTCAATACCATTATGCACCATCTTCACAAAATGACCTGCACCAGGTCCACCACAATGCAACCAACCATATTCTGCAGAAGTTAGATCAGATGTTGGATCTGTTCTATGGCAGGAGTGAATGTCTGGGGAGAGTGCAGAGAATATTTTTGAACAAGTGGAGACCGCAGTATTTCCACCACCAACCATAAGACAGTATCCACGATCCAAACCGTAAACACCACCGCTAGTACCACAATCAATATATTGGATGCCCAGTTTTGCCAGACGTTCTGCTCTTTTCCGACTGTCTTTAAAATTGCTATTGCCATGATCAATAATAATATCTCCTTCACTACAATATCGTAGTAACTCATTGATCGTCTCCTCTACAGTTTCAGCAGGCACAACCATCATAAAAATTCCTGGTTGAGTTTCACCCTTTTTATTTTGTTTAACTACTTTAACAAGGTTTTCAATATCATCTACAATTCCATTAACATATCCTTTTTCAAATGCTTCTTGTGCTTTTTCATAATTCCTACGATAACCCCAGACTTCGATATCTGCTTTCATCATACGACGGGACATTCCTTCCCCCATCCGACCAAGACCAATTAATCCTACTTTCATTTAATCCTCCCAAGTTTCGTATTGTTCTTTAAAATAAGCATCAACTTTTTTTAAATCGTCTAAATGAATATTACAAACATAATCATTCTCATCGCACCATTCTAATGCAAATGCATGTATTCTTTCATCACTTTTTGTTTTATTAACACCATAAATTCTAGAGAAAGATGACATTACAAAATGCCAACATTGATGTTTCTCTTTCATTTTTCCTTTTTACTTTTTACTTTTAAGAACTTTTTCCCAATCATTCTGGAAAAGTTCCAGACCCTTATCAGTCATAATGTTCTTATACATTCCCCAGAATACAACTGGTGGAATAGTAACTACATCAGCACCAGAAAGAGCAGATTGTTCTACTTGCCTTACGTCACGAAGAGATGCAGCAAGGATTTGTGTTGATGTACCTGAATAATCAAATGCATTACGAATATTTTTAATCAACTCAATCCCATCAATTGAATTATCCATCCAACGACCTACGAAAGGTGAGATGAATGTTGCCCCTGCTTTAGACGCAAGAATTGCCTGAGCAACTGAGAATACTAATGTTACGTTAGTTTGAATTCCCTTATCAGAAAGGAATTTACAAGCTTTAAGACCCTCTACTGTGCAAGGAACTTTAATTGTAACTGCAGGTGCAATTGTGTAATATTTTTGTGCCTCAGAAAGCATTTCTTCTGCAGTATCTGCGACAACTTCTGCGGAAATGCTCTGTAAGTTTGAAAAGTCTGTTGCAATCTCGTGGATGACCTGTAAAAGTTGTCTTCCACTTTTAAGAATTAATGATGGATTTGTGGTAACACCATCTAATAATCCTGTTTCATATGCAGGTTTAATTAAGGAAACATCTGCAGTATCTAAAAATATCTTCATAAAAAAAGAAAGAACTTATAACTAATTATAATAAATTTTATCTAGGTTTTTATGAATTGTTATGAATTAAATATATTACAATCTTTTTAGATTTTCTACTAACAATTCCAGTTCTTGTAGAGATGCGTCGTTTTTAAGTGTGTTTGCTCTATTACTGATGACCCATACATTGCCTTTTATGTATCCCTTTTCTGGAATGATTTTATCCAATGAAGGACTATTTGGATGATATCCTTTCTTTGGTTGTATCTCAATAGGAATACCAAGCAAAGGGCAAGTTTCTGGAATGACTATATCAGTAAGTTCAAGATTAAATGGAATATTATTTTGTTTTGCCCTACTCTTTGCTCTTGTTAACATCCTATATTCAACTGACTTTGATACTGCGTTTGGGTCAAATCTTTTTTTATTTGTCTCAACAGATCTTTCAGTTCTTAAACATCCACAAGATTGAGTTTTACCACTCAATAAACACTCCCTTCTTGTAGATTTGGTTTTACCACCACAAGAACAAGAACACTCACATAAAATATATTTTGGACCAGAACGATATTCATTTTCAACAGTCAATCTTCCAAAAGTTTTTCCAATTAAACCACCACACGGAATTGATTTTTTATTTAAAGTCATACTCATTAACTACTCTATTATTATTTATATAATACCATAGTTAGGGTCATAAGTCAATAAAAAAGACCCCGAAGGGTCTTTGCGTTTCCGCAGGGTATTATATTTTTATCACAAGGCATTGCCTCGTGGTAATACCTCTTCGGGTAGCACAAAATTTTCATGTGGTTGGTCTACTGGAGCCATCCAGGCACGCAAGCCTTCGTTTAATAATATATTTTTTGTGTAAAATGTCTCAAATTCGGGATCTTCAGCAGCACGAATCTCCTGAGAGACAAAATCGTAAGCACGAAGGTTAAGGGCAAGACCAATAATACCGATACTGGAGGTCCAGAGACCCATAACAGGCACAAACAACATAAAGAAATGAAGCCAACGCTTGTTACTAAAAGCAATACCAAAAATCTGAGACCAGAATCTATTAGCAGTGACCATCGAGTAGGTCTCTTCTTCCTGTGTAGGTTCAAATGCTTTGAATGTATTTGATTGATCACTGTCTTCATAAAGTGTATTTTCTACTGTTGCTCCATGAATTGCACAGAGCAGTGCTCCACCAAGAATACCAGCAACTCCCATCATATGGAAAGGGTTGAGGGTCCAGTTATGGAAACCTTGAAGGAACAAAAGGAACCTGAAGATTGCTGCCACCCCAAATGATGGAGCAAAGAACCAACTGGATTGACCCAGTGGGTACATCAGAAACACAGAAACGAATACTGCAATAGGACCAGAGAATGCGATTGCATTATAAGGACGGATACCCACTAGACGGGAAATCTCAAACTGACGAAGCATGAAACCGATCAGACTAAAGGCCCCGTGGAGTGCCACAAAAGTCCAGAGTCCCCCAAGTTGGAACCACCTGACGATATCCCCTTGAGCCTCAGGACCCCAAAGTAGAAGAAGAGAATGACCCATAGAATCTGCAGGCGTTGACACAGCTGCTGTTAGCACATTACAACCTTCTAAAAAACTTGAAGCAATACCGTGTGTATACCACGATGTCGTAAATGTAATGCCAGTCAACCAACCACCAAGAGCAAGATAGGCACAAGGTATAAAAAGTAATCCAGACCATCCAATAAACACAAACCTATCTCGTTTCAACCAATCATCAACTAGGTCAAATAAACCTCGTCGTTGATTTTGTAAAGAAATTGTAGATGAAACCATCAAACCTCCGTAATGATTTGTAATATTTATTTTATCACTTCTTAACAAAAGGGGCAATAGAGATTTCTACTTACTCTTCTTTTTCATAGGAGTATCTGGGTCAAGTCCTCTTTCTATTCTATATTGTCTCCATCTTTCCTTTGCTCTTTCACTACATTTATTTTTACCTTCTTCTGTTTTAGGTCCTTGGACTTCTGGTTTTTTTCTATTTCCTTCATCCCAAGATTTCTTACAACCTTCACTTAATTTTTTCTTATGTTCTTCTGTTTTTGGAGCATAAGAAGCACCAGGAATAAATGTCCCTTCTTGGAACTTTCTTTTTAGAGTTTCACTTCTTTTCTTATTACTTTCTTCTGTTTGAGGAACACCAGTTTTTGTTTTCCTCATCTTTTCAACTGCTTCTGGTTTTTTAGGTTTTCCTAAATGAAGCAATCTTAATTTTTCCTTACTTTCTTCACTCATAGGTCCTCTATTTTCTCTTCCCCTTTCTTGTCCCAACTTCATAAGAAGAGAAATAACTTCTTCTTTACCTATCATACCAGATAGACCCATCCAAGCAATTCTATCCTCCTCCTTTCCATATTGTTCCCACAATTTTTTATGTGCCTCTGCGTGTTCCTCAATAGTCATTTCAACAAGATTAGAAGGGTCATCAGTTCCTCCCATATGTCTTGGAATAATATGATGCTTGTGAGTAAGGGTCATATCAAGTATGTTTAACTAATACTATTTATACCAGTAGGTATACTAACAGGTATAAATGTTAAGAAATGCTGATACAAAAAAGAGACCTTCACAGGTCTCCTCTTTACTCATTTTCTAAAAAGTCGTTCAAGTTTTTCTTTGTTCTT